GGAGCCGTAAATGGTTTAAGCTAACCATGGAGAATACGGATATGGCAGCGAATAGCGATGTAGCGAAAGTATTAGATGAACGTGAAGAAATATTGTATGCAGTATTTGCAAAATCCAATTTCTACAATGTGGTTCACCAAGTTTATATGGAACTACCATTCGGACAAGCGCCTATGTCAATCATGCCAGATGGTAAAGTCGGTGTACGTTTCACATCGTATCCAATCGGCACTTACGCATTAGAATGTAATGCTAATGGTGAGGTTAACACGTTTGGCAGAAAGTACAACATGACTTGCGACCAACTCGTGGAAGAGTTTGGATATGATAACTGTACCGAAAAGATTAAAAATGCATACGATGACGGCAAGGGCAATGCATCTACCTATACTGTATGTTGGCTAGTGTGCGAAAACAAAGACCGCAACGGAAAGCTAGGTAATAAGAACATGCCTTACTCCTCTATTTACTGGGTTGAGGGGAGTAGAGACGATGAAATCTTGCGACATAGTGGCTATGAAGAATGGCCTATTCCGATTGCACGGCACACTACACATGATCTAAATGGTTATGGTAAAGGTAGTGCATGGTTCGCACAATCTGATGCAATGATGTTGCAGAAGTTGGAACTAGATAGACTAACCGCTATTGAGTTAGGAGTGAAACCACCAATGGCCGTAACATCCGATGTGATTGGTAGTGTATCGCTATTTCCGGGCGGTATAACCGAAGTCGATACAGGCGGTAAGGTTGAACCTATATTTAACGTAGGTATCAATCTTGATTGGATTATGCAACAAATCATTGAAGTTAAAGACAGTATCAAGCGTGCATATAGTGCTGACTTATTCCTAATGCTCGATAACATGGACAATGGACAAATGACGGCAAGGGAAGTCATGGAACGCACGCAAGAGAAGTTACAACAATTAGGGCCTGTAGTGGAACGGCTACTATCTGAATTTCTTAATCCGATTATCGAACGTACCTATGCGATATTAGATCGTGCAGGTGTGTTTCCGCCAATCGATGAAGTACTAGCGGAAGAGTTAAACGGCCAAGATGTGAAAATAGAGTACATCTCACCATTGGCACAGGCACAGAAAGTATCTTCATTAACTTCAATCGAACAGTATTTTGCGTTCCTTATGTCATTAGCACAGGGCAATCCTAATATTCTACAAAAATTCAATTTTGAAGAAGCAGCGGATTATTATGGTGTAAACCTCGGTGTACCTGCAAAAGTAATTGTATCTAATGACGACTATCAAGCTAAGATGGAAGAACAACAACAGGCGCAACAGGAACAAGAGGAACAAGCACAAATGATACAAGCAGCACAATTAGCACCTCAAATGGCTAGTGCGGCTAAACAAGCGACTGATGCAGCAAATGACGGAAACCCTGTAATGCAGCAGTTAATGGGAATGGAATATTAGATGAAACAAAAAAGAGATTATATGCGTGAGCGTGATATTGAAGCGTTGAACCACGTACTGAGTACTGAACTCGGTAGGTGGTTTTTTTATCGCATATTAGACCGAGCAAAACTGAATAGCCAATCATTCACAGGCAACAGTACAACATTCTTTAACGAGGGAATGAGGGCTGTTGCTATTTCATTACAAAACGATTTAGGAAAGATTGGCGATGGAATAGAGGGTGTTAAGAAATACCATCTAGCACAACTCGAAAATATTCAGATGCAGAAATATTTTAAAACGCTTGAAGAAAACGAATTAAAGAAAGGTGAGTAACCATGGATGAAAATTTAGAACAAGGCACAAACAATAACACGGATAGTGCAAATGGTGGTACACCACAGGACACGAACACACAAGACCAACAAAGTACGATTTTAGGCGGTGGCGGTGATACTAACACCGACCAACCTGCAGAACCTACTGTATATGATTTCTCAACTGCATTTGAGGGTGGCGAAGTCGACCAAACCATCGCGGATGAGTTTTCAAAAATGCTTAATGGTGTAGGTGCTACGCAAGAACAAGCATTAGAGATGGCTAAGTTTGGCAATCAATATGCAACCAACCTTGTAACGGCTTACGAAAACCAAAAGCAAGAAGCATTGAAAGCACAATACAAAGGATACGCAGATAACGCTCGTGAGGTATTAGGGAACAAATTCGATACTACTGTTAACCAAGCGGCCGCAGGTGTTGAAGCAGTAGAAAAGACTATTCCTAATATCCGTGAAATTCTAGCAGAAAATGGCTTGGGTAATCGTGTGGAAGTAATTCAACTATTCGCACATATTGCTGGTATGGCAAGCGAAGATAACAACGCAGGGAACAACAGACCTGCAAATAATCAATCGGACGAAGCTATTAGACGAAATATGTATCCGTCTATGTTTAAAGATTAAAGGAGATTAATTAATGGCTACAATCGGAACTAACAATCCTACATTATTGGATTTGCAAACACGCATGGATCCAAATGGTAAAATTGCACAAATCATTGAGCAATTAAACCAAACAAACGAAATCATTCAAGATATGACAATGATTGAATGTAACGATGGTACATCTAACAAAACAACAGTACGTACTGGCTTACCATCCACGACATGGCGCATGTTGTATGGCGGTGTACAACCATCTAAATCCACTACAAAACAAATCACTGATACTTGTGGTATGTTGGAAGCATATTCCGAAGTGGATAAAGACTTGGTTAAACTTTCTAATGACCCTGTAGCGTTCCGTGCAACAGAAGATAGTGCATTTGTTGAAAGCATGGGCCAAGAAATCGCAAGCACACTTTTCTATGGCGATGAAACTACACCTGAAAAATTTATCGGATTATCCGCACGTTTTAACACATTAGATACTAAAAAAGCTGATTGCGCTAAAAATATTATTGATGCTGGTGGTACTGCTAACCTTGCCTCTATGTGGCTCGTAGGTTGGGGTCCTCTTACTGTACATGGTATTTATCCACGTGGCAGTCAAGGTGGTTTAGAACAAGAAGATTTGGGCGAAGTAACAGTAACTAAAGCTGATGGTTCTATGTTCCAAGGTTACCGAACTCATTTTAAACAAAACATCGGTTTATCTGTTCGTGATTGGCGCTATGTAGTACGTATCGCTAATATCGATATGAAATCTATCAAAGAAGATATTTCCGCAGGCCCTAATTTGATTAATTTGATGATCCGTGCGGAAGAAAAAATGCATAGCTTAACTGGATGTAGACCAGTATGGTATATGAACCAAGAATTGCGTACATTCTTACGTTTGCAAAAGAACAAAGTGCATGGTTCTACTATCACAGAAGATATGGAAATGGGTAAAATGGTTACTCGTGCAAATGGTATTCCTGTTCGTAAAATTGATGCATTGCTTTCCACAGAAGCACGTGTTACTGCATAGTAGAGAGGAGAAACTACATGATTATCGATACTTTAAATACATTCCATTGGAAACGTGAATTATCTGGCAATGTCAGCTCCGATGTTGTAGTTACTAGCGGTGATGCTGACCCTAACTTGTGGTTAGTTGTTCGTGTAGACAAAGCATTAACAGGTACTGCACTGATTAATGTGTACACATCTGATACAGAAAACATTGCTAACCCTGTATTGTTGCATGGTATTACATTACCAGCCAATGCACCAGCTGGATACGAATATAAAGTGCGCTTGGCGAATGGTGTTAAACGTTATACACGTGCTAATGTCAATAATGCAACGGCTGGTACGATTTCTGTATTCTTGACTAGCGGTATTACTAGTAAATAGGGGGAAATATGGAATACATTGCAAAAGTAACCTTGTATCATAATACAAAGGGTTTAATTAAAGAAGGACAAACAGTAGAACTTACAAAAGAAGAAGTAGCTGAATACGATAAAGATTACTTCAATGATTTGTTTGAAACTGTAGGCGCAGAAGAAATCGAAGAAACTGCAGATGGCGAAGATAAGCCAAAGACTAAATCTAAAGGCAAGAAATCGGAAGAAACTGCAGAATAACAGAATGAGGGGTGCGTATGCATCCCTCTTTTTTACTACAAAGGGGGCAATATGACACCTACTGATATATGCAATATGGCTTTATCTCTAATCAATGGTGGTAGAATATATAGCCTTGATGAAGAAAACGAAACGGCTAGACAATGTAGATTGCATTACGATGCGACACGCAAGATGCTACTTTCACAATATGAATGGAATTTTGCACGAAAGCGTGAAGAGTGTGTACTATCTGATCATAAACTAGCTGGTTATGAATTTGTTTATGCGTATCCTGAAAAGTGCATTCGTATCCTTGGGGTGATTCCTAAAGGCGAACGATTTAGAGCGGAAAGCCAAAAGGAATATGATGTATTTACTTTTGACGATAACACAAAGTATATCGTGAGTGATGTACCGCTTGCGTACATCGATTACGTGTACGATGTGAAAGATATAGATATATTTAGTCCTGTATTCGTACAGGCCTTGAAATCTAAAATGGGGTCAGAACTAGCCATGCCATTAACTGGCAATAGTGGTTTATTTGACCAATGCTATAAACTCTATCAAGCAGCAACGCAAGAAGCCAAGAGTTTGAGTGCTAAAGAACGTAGGCAAGATATGCCATATATTTCTAACTATGTAAAAGCAAGGAGTTGGTAATCATGAAACCAATGTATATATCGCAACTTGCATTTACAACAGGTGAGATTTCGCCTGATGTATCTAGGCGGTTTGACTTAGATCAGTTTAAAAGTGCGTTGCTATTAGCAGAAAATGCAGTCATTAGACCTTACGGGGCGGTGGCTAGACGGCAAGGGTCAGAATATATAGGGCAAGTTAAAAACAAGGATAAGTATACACGACTATTTGAATTTACGGCCGAGAAGAATAAATCATTCCTACTTGAAATCGGGGAACAGTATATCCGAGTGTGGCGGAATGGTATCTATACAGGTATAGAGCTAGAAACACCATTTGAAAGCGATGTAGTCGATAAATTGAACTGCATCCAAAGTGGCGATGTAATGTTCATTTGTAGTGGCAAGTATCCCGTTAAAACGCTATCACGATATAGTGATACAGACTGGCGATTTGATACATACAAGTTATCAGAGCAACCATACGGCGAAGTCAACATAGACAAAGAAAGTACTGTAATCTTAAATGGCGATACATTAACCGCCACAAAAGATATATTCAACGCTGATATGGTTCATTCTGTAATGCAGATTGAACATTATGTAAAAGCGATTACAACAAGTGAAACAGGAAAAGTGATAAAAGGCAGTTATGATGGTGATGATGAACGTATTCTTATGGCTGAAAATGAATACAACAACATCAATTATGACGTAGAACAATTCAGTAGTGATGAGGATTTATCGTGGAAATTCACATCACATGGCACTTGGAATGGTACTGTTAAAATCCAAATCAGCAATGACAACGGCACTACATGGAAAGATTACAGGGTATATACATCCAACAATGACTACAACGTAACCGACACAGGCAAGGTTACACCTAGTGCTAAATTGAAAGTTGTATCTGATTTAAAAGGCGGTAGCGTTAATGTAGACCTATCATTCTTGCCACATTCTAATTATGGTGTAATTGAAATCAAAGAATTTGTTGATAGCAAACACGTTAAAGTCAATGTATTGAATAACGTTGTAGAAAATGAAGCAACCTCTAAATTCAGATTTGGACAATGGGGTAAAGGTCTTGGGTATCCTCGTGTATGTACGTTTTATCAAGATAGGTTTATCCTAGCATCTACATCTCAATACCCTAACTACATATGGTTTAGTCGCACAGGTGATTATTCCAACTTTGGCGTAGAAAAGGTAGGCGGTACGATTACAGATGATAGTGCAATCACACTACCTGTTATTAACAGAAAAATGTATGACATTAGGCACTTGATACCTGCTAATGATTTATTGATATTGACGAGCGGTAATGAATGGATAATCGATGGTTCTAAAACTATCACACCAACTAATTGCAATTTGCGCACACAAACCCAACGTGGTGCATCTGAATGTGAGCCACAATACATAGGTAATAGATGTGTGTACGTGCAAGCTAGAGGGTGCGTAGTACGTGATTTAGGATATTCCTACGAAAGCGATAACTACACAGGGGCTGACCTAACTCTATTCGTTAAGCATTTAACCAAGTATCGTAACTTTATCACAAGTGCTTATGCGCAAGACCCTGACAGTATTGTGTATTACGTAGCAGATGATGGTACAATCAACTGTTTAACATACATTCCTGAGCAAAAGGTGTATGCATGGTCGCATTTCACCACTAAAGGCAAATACAAATATGCTGAAAGTGTAGCGGAAGGAGAACAAGACAGTTTGTATGTTATCGTTGAGCGTGATTTTAAAAGCGGTACAGTGATGTGCATAGAACGATTTGAGCCAATGTACAATGCGGATAATAACAACGTATACATGGATTGTTATATCCGACAAACTAGTACAGATAATATCAGTACTATCACATTACCTCATCTAATTGGTGAGGATGTACAGATTGTGGTTAATGGTAGGGAACGGCCGATTAAGGAAGTACCGCCTACGGCGATCATTAACATTGACGGAAAAGCACAAAGCGTAGCCGTTGGTATCAACTACACTACACGATTACGTATTCCTAGCATTGAAATGCAAATACAAGATGGTACATTGCAAGGTAGATTATTAACGATGAGTAGACTATCAATGAATTTATTAAATTCGTTTGGTGGTAAAGTCGGAAGAAACTTCAACCATATGGATGACATTTCGCTACCGCCACTCAAATTATATAGCGGTGATAAGGTATGCATATTGCCAAAATTCGATGGAGTGTACTCAACCGATGCATCTGTATGTATATTGCACGAAAAACCTTATCCATTTAACCTTTTAAGCGTTACAAGAGAGGTAGAAATAGGTGGAGGATTCCCAAATGTTACAGGACTTTGAGATTTGCCCTGTAAGGCACACTTCATTAATTCATGACTTATATATCAACTTACGAGCCGTAGACACCTTAGAGGTCAATATAGCGAACCAAAATTTTCCGAATTATGGAAAAAATGATTTTGTGAGAGATATATGCAGTGATGATTATGAAAACCATATTGTAATTGAGAATGATGTACCAATAGCCGTATATGGTATTTCAAAAAAGCCAATCAACGGAATGTATTGTATTTATTTCTTGGGAAACAAGATACTAGATACTAATTTGAAATTACAAAAGGAATTTCTAAAGAGGAGTAACGCAATCATAAAAGAGTGGTTATCCACTCATGAATGTTTATTCAATTTCATACATAAGAAAAATAACCGCTCGAAGCGATGGCTTACATCACTAGGGGCGGTTATTCATTCTGATATAACACACAACGGAATGGAACTATTTACATTGAGAAAGGGGGATGCGAATGTGTAATCCTATTGCATTGATGGCAGGTCAATTGGTTACTACGTTATGGGGGCAACATCAACAAACCAAAGCACAAACTGCAATGTATAACGCTCAAGCACAAGCAGCGGAAGCTAATGCACGTATATCTGACAGGAAACAACAGGATATTGCCAATCAAGCGCTACAAGAGCGTGATAAGATGGACAATAAAATGCGATTGATTACAGGGCAGAATACGGCAGAAGCAGGAGCTACAGGGTTATCCATGAGTGGTACACCATTACAATTAATGGCTAGTAGCTACGATGAATACAACAAGGATATTAACAATTGGGAAACTAGCAAGAATAACAGTATCTACAATGAATATCTTAATGGGGTTAATTATCGCAATGAAGCTAGTAGCGCAAGAGCGGCTGCATCTAATGCGAAAACGCAAGGGCGATTGCAAATGCTTGGTACTATCTTGAGTGGTGCATCTAGTATATATGGGATGAAACAACAATATACTGGTGGTAAATACCAAACTAAATATGGCGGTGATGTATATGGTGTAACAGAAAGACCAGTTAAAACAGTTAAGAAAGTTTGGACTTTTAACGGCAGGTAACTATGAAATTAGTTAATTATGAACAAAATGAAAGATTAAATACAGTTAATGGTGAGTTTAGACCAACAATCAATGCGGAAGCATATGGTGTTAACCAAAACGGAATTAACACATTTGCAAAAGCATTGGATGATGCATCTAAAACTTGGCTTGAAATCGACAAACAAAAAGATTATATCAATGCTACAAATGCTATTAATGAATTTAATCAAAAAGTAACTGAATTGAAATTTGATAAAGATAAAGGGTTAATGTACCAAAAAGGTATGAATGCGCAAGGGATACTACCTACATACCTTGAAAGTACACAAAAATTCCAAAGCGAACTTGCTGCTAAATATAACTTACGTACAACTGATGCGGTAAACGCTTTCAATAAAGCGGTTGAAACATCAAAAACAAACGATTTAGATAGTATATCTAGGTACATGAGAGGTCAGTACGAAGATGCACTAAGCACCGCTACACAAAATCAAATCAATAACTTGAATAACAATCTGTTACAAACTGGTGATGTTAATCAACAAATGAAAACATTAACATTAACAGGCGATTTAATAGAAGCAACTGGTAAACAATTAGGGCTTGATGATGAACAAATAGCATCTAAAAAACAACAAAACTATGATCTTAATGCTAAAACCTTATTAGATAAAACTGTTGCTGATAATAATTCAGAAACATTGGATAAGCAGTTGACTGCATTAACTGGGCTTGCTAGCGAGAATGTATTAACACCATACAGGAAAATGTACCAACAAATGGGTATAAACAAAATCGCTAACAATGAAAACGATTTCGGCGCAATTCGATTGGCTGTAGGCGATGATGTAAATCGTGGTATGGACATTATGGGTTCACGCATACGTTCGCAAATGGAAGCCAAAAACAAGGAAGCCATGCAGTCAGGTATTGGTGCTAATCAACATTTATGGAAGTTAGCACAATATGCACATAATAAGTATGGTATCAATACAGAAATTGCATATAGGCAGTTGTATGCAGAGGGCACAGATGGTGGCGAACTTAGTAGATTAGCAAGAGAAAATCATAACTACGCAGGGCTAACTCAATCAGAGCCTAATGGAGAAGAGAACAAACAACCACCTGAAGATGGAACGAATTATTACAAAATGTATAATTCCGATGAAGAGTTTGTGGATGATTGGATTGAACACTACATAAAGCCAAATGGTGCAGTCAACGCACAGAGCGTAGAGGAATATGCTGACAAGCTAAAAGCAGGTGGATATTATGGCGCAGGTGCAGAACATTATAAAGCATTAATGCGCAATGCACCTATGACTAAAGGCGGTCAACCTGTTTATTCTGAAGATCAGATTGAAAAGGCGGTTAAACAAGGTCGTGAAAATTATAAAGGATGGCTGACAATGCAAATGAACATCGAAGCCAAGCAAGCTAAAGATAGAATTACTGCAGCTAAAATTGTATATAACCAATTAATAGCAAAAGGCGATTATGTAGGTGCATCATCTTACGCACACGCACAAGCAGCAGGCGCACAGACCGATATGGAAAAGGAAGCGTGGAGCGGTACAGAAGCATCAATGCGACCTAAACTTGATTCTATGTATGAAAAAGGCCTTAAATTAAATGCAAAACAAAAGTTTGAGTTGAAAAAATATGCTGAAACTCATACATACGAAGAAACACTAGCACACGCACAGAGAATGTACCCTGATAAAGTTGTTGATGATAGTTTCGATGGAGTGTTGCTTGAAGCGAACGATAACCGATTAAAGGCCAACAAAATTGATTTAACACCTTATGATAGCGAAATACAAAGTGCGTTGCCTGCTGACAAATCATTGCGTTCAAGTTTTGAATATGGTGTTAAACAAGAGATGTTAAGCCGTAAAGCTGACTTTGAAAGCAAACACGGCAGAGCGCCTACAGAAGCAGAAATGCATGATATATTTGAGGGCGCATTAGCAACACAAACATTACGAAGTACGGAAAAACCATATTTCGGTGATGGCGATGATTATAGCGCACCTATTAGTGCAGCAAGCAATAGAGCGATGGGTATTGTACATGTTGAACCTGTTGGCAACCATTATGTGCGTGTAACATATCAAGATGGCTCAACAAGAGATATTTACGAAAGCGTGTATAACAACATGCAAAGAAGATATAACGATAACGGAGATTAAAAATGGCTAAACAAACACTTGAACAAGAACGGCAGGAAGCACTAGCTGTACAGAATGGCTATGTTAAAACATCACCATCTTTTAGTGCTAGTGCTGGTGTTCAGTCTAAACCTACTGGCGGTTTTACTGAAGTTGGTAATGCAATAGGTGCAGGGATAGATACAACGGCACAAGTAGTTGATAATGCTATTAATGCAATTAAGGCTATTGCAAATACACCACGCACAATGGAAGAAACTAATGCTGATGGTACAACTACATATTATCCGTTTGGTAAAGCTGACAATCCATACCAAGGTTTAGAACCACTAGGACAGTCATTACAAAAGGTACTTCCTACAAGTGTTGTTAGTAATACGGATAGATTGTTTCTATACAATAACGATACCCTACGTTATAACGAAGCAGTTAGAATGGGGAAAGTATTAGATATTGACCCTGATGTAATTATGCGTGGTGATGATAAAGCATTTGAACGTGCTGATTACTTATCAAGACGAGTTGAACGTGGCGCAGTATTACAAGATATATACGATGAATTCCCTGAACTATATAAAGTAAAATATGGTTCACAAGCGGAACAATTACAAGCAATCAACAATCTACAATCAATTCGTGCTACGAAATCTACGTTCGATGCAATTCAACAAGGTATTTGGTCTATGAACGATCAGATGAAGTTAGGTGATGTTGGATTTGAATTGGCACATACAAAAGACCCTGAACGTATTAACGAATTAACATCAGAAATGGAACGCTTGCAAAATAACTTGCGCAACTACCGAACACCTGACGGAACTAATCCATTACAAGAAGTATTTGGACAAACGGCAGCACAAGCATACATGATGGGTAAACAAGGCGGTACAGGTGCAATCATAGGCGGTGCAATCGGTGCGGTAATTGGCGGTTTAACTACCGATGGTGTAGGTATAGGCGCAGGTGCAGCAACTGGTGCTAAATGGGGTGGCGGTGCTGACATGGCATATGAAATGTACAAAATGTCATTCGGTAACAAATACCTTGAACTCATTAATAAACGTGATGCAAATGGTAATAAAGTATACTCTAATGATGAAGCCTATAAATACGCTATGACATATGCTGCAGTTGATACAGGTATTGAAATGGCATCTACACGTTTCATGGTTAAAGGCATAGGTAAAGTAGCACCTAAAGCGGTTATGTCAAAAGTATTACGAGGTGCTACCAGTGATACACTAGCAACATTTAATAGGGGCATTGGCACTACTGTTGCACAAATGGCTAAAGCATCTGTTAAGGCTGGCGGTTCTGAGCTAGTTGAAGAGGGATTGCAAGACATTAACGAGAAATTCCAACATAACCTATACCGCAATGCTAATGACCCAGAGGGAGTATATTCCATAGGTGATATGGCAGTAGGTGCAGGCGGTGCAATGCTACAAGCACTACCAGTCGTTATTGGTTTAGGTGCAATTGGTGGCGGTATTAGTGGCATCCACACTATGAAAGCATTCCATGAATTTCAAAAGCTAACACCAGAGCAGCAACAACAAGCCGTAATGGCAGAACAAAATCGAAATGGTAATGCTATCATGCAAGCATTAAAACAAGATGCATCGTCAAACAAAATGGCAAAAGAAAACCCTGAACTGTACGGAAAAATTGTACAAGCACAGGGCGATAATGTAGGTGTATCTACTGCATATGTAAATGTCAACGAAATGGCAGAAACAGAGCAAGGGCAACAAGCCATTAAGAATATGATTGATAGTGGTTTAGTAACACAAGAGGAAGTATCTAAGAGTATTGAAGCTAACGCAGATATTCCTGTACCAATTGGGAAGTATGCACAATTAAGCGGTGGCTTGACGGAAGAAACTGTAAAGGCACTAGAAGAAAGTACATACTTTACTCGTGGCGGTATGAGCATGAAAACCCTTGAACGTGCAAAAGCGGAAGTGGAAGCCTTTAATAATAACCTAGTTGATGCAACAGAAAAGAAAGCTGAACGAGTTAAGGAAAGCATTATCCGTGATGAATTTGAAGATGCAAGCGACATTGATCGTGAAGTACTAGACCAAGTATTCGCTAATCCTACACAAGTTAAACAAGCGTACAATAACTTGTTTAAAAACCTAGTGCAAGAGTATCGTGAAAACTACGCAAGCGACTTTGACAATATGGATAATGATATCAAGGAAGCTACGGCAAGTGGTGTAGAGCCACAATGGCTAACTGATTACAAGTCTAACAATAGCGGTAAAGCACCACGCACGAATGCAGAACGTAGACGTGCAGCATTTCATTCTAGCGTAGCAAAAGCACAAACTGCATTCGCTGATAACGTGGAAGCACTTAACCAAAGCAATATCCATCATGCTGATATGGAGCATACGCTACAACAAATTGAAAGCCTTGAACGCTTGCATGATAAGATTTTTACATTAGCCGATAACGATATAGCGTTACGAATGCAATTATCCAAGAGTGGCTATGAAGTGTACAACAAAGTAGTTAAAGCAATTGGTGAAAGTACCGACAGAAAACAACGTGAAACGGCAAAAGCTAATGCGTTGTTGATGGCACACCATGCTGATGTAATGGCACAATATATGCGACAAAAGGGCAAAGGCGGTTATACTGCTATGGATTATTTCCGTGATAGCGTGCGTATCAACATGAATGCTGTTTTAGAAAACCAAAAAGGGTATAATCAAAATACAAAAGCAGTATGGGAAAGCAAACTTGATAAAGTATTAAGTGATTGGGCTAACAATGTAGATAATGCTAATAATATAGGAAGTAAAAAAACAATAGATATAATGGATTCACCATTAGTCTTTAAGTTGATTAATCTTGACTTAAAAAAAATCAAAATTACAGGCGGTGTTTTGCATAAAATATTGCGTTCACCTGTATTTGATTCTAACGGTAAAAGAATTTTATCTGGACATAATGATACAGTTTCCATTGATATGTTGAAACAGTTACCTAATACCATTGCAAATCCATCTGCAATATTTAGTGCAGATAATGGCAAAAAAATTATCATTATAACTGAAGTAATTGGTTTAAACGGAAAGCCTATAATGATGCCAATATTATTGAACAAATACAATGATAGAGGTGATTATCATGTTGTACAATCTTATTATGCTAGAAATACCAATATAGCGTATTATGATTTGTTATTGGGTGGGGATTTAATATATATAAACAAAGAACGACTTAGTAATAATCCAAAAAACCAGCCACCATGGCTTGGGGGGATTAAACTAAGTCGTTCATTTATTAATAGTATACCAAACGAAAATGATTTAGACAATCTCCGAAAACAACATAATTATCAATATTATCAATCAGCATGGCATGGTTCACCACATGACTTTGATGAATTTGATTTAGGTGCTATTGGTACTGGTGAGGGCAATCAAGCACATGGTTGGGGCTTGTATTTTGCTAAGAAAAAATCAGTATCTAGGAATTATCAAAAGGAATTGGCTAAACGATTAGGAACTACAGATTCCCAATTATTCAAGGTTGAAATCCCAGATCAAAAAACAATGCTTGATGAAGATAAATATTTCAAAGAGCAAAATAAAGATGTTATCGATAAAATAGTACTAGCTACTAACGGTTTAGATGTTGATAAACGAAAGGCATTGTTAGAATACTATAAAAAGCATCAGTCATATACTACCAATAGAGAATATGAAAAAATATTAGGTAAAATACAAGAGATAAAGCGTGGACAAGAATATTTAGCTGATGCGTTACTGAATAATGTACATAAAATAAAAGAAAAAATTGCTAGAGAAACGGCCGCAGAATACGGATATAACTTTGACGAGTTAAAAGCAGATAGCACTTTAGAAATGGCTAAAAAGCTATTTGGTGAAATGAATGAAAAACTATCAATACTAGAAAAAGAAAAAGAAGCTGAATGGGCTAAAGAAAAAATAAGACAAGATAAGATTTTGGAAAATATAGGTGATACATTCACCAAAGCACCATATACTGGACGGGATGTTTATCTTGCATTATCAAAAGCGTTTGGCGGAGATAAAGGTGCATCTGAATTTTTAAATTCTATTGGTGTTAATGGCATTACATATGATGGATATACGGATGGTAGATGCTATGTAGTGTTTGATGACAAGGCAATTAAAGTTATCGAAAAGTACAATCAATCTGTTAATGGCATGACCGAAATCATGAGCGATGGTGAACGCATTATCAGCATTTTCAAGACAGCAGATAGAAGTACATTCTTACACGAAATGGGGCATGTATTCTTTGACGATATCCAAAAGCTAGCGTCTATGGACAATGCACCTAAACAATTACTTGATGATTGGAACACGCTCAAAGAGTGGAGCGGTTGGGTTGATGGCGAAAACGTAGACAATACCAAAGCACACGAGAAATTTGCACGAGGTTGGGAAAGCTATTTACGAAGTGGTGAAGCACCAACAAAAGGATTACAACGAGTATTCCGTCAATTCTCTAAATGGTTAACTCGTATTTATCGTAGTGTACAACGATTAGGCGGCGAAGTACCATCCGACATTAAAGATATAATGGCACGTATGATAGCTACACAAGATGATATTGAAAACTACGCACACGAGCAAGCGTTAGAACGATTTGAAAATACAAAGCTATATCAACAATTGAGCGAAACCGAACAGGCACGAGTGCAAGGGTACATCGCTGATATTAAAGAAAAAGCTAAAGAGCGTGTAATGCGTAAGTACATGAAAGAGTTAGATAATCGACCTATTAAAGAATGGGAAGATGTGAAAGACGATGTACAAGCCGAAATTGAAAAACGATTAGTCGAAGAATATCCTATATATAAAGAGCATCAACGATACTCGGTGTTTGGTACTGATGCATTGGAAAATACTCAATATCGAACTATTGAGGGGCTAGAAAAAGCGGAACGTGAGGAAACTGGAGCTACTTACGATGAAGCAGTAGCACAAGAAATGGAAAATGCTAGGAATGAGTTTGTTAATGATCCGAACGCAGGCAAATCTAACCAAGAAATAGCCGAAGAAATGCTACTATCTAATCAAGGTCAAATGGAACTTACTCAAGAGGAAGCACGCTTGATTAAGGCACATACTAATAAGGAACTAGCTAAAAACTGGGTATTATTGGATAAGTTGCAAAAGCTAGATGTAAATAGTGAAAACCTAGATGCAGAACTAGCACCGATTGAGCAAGAACTAACTAAAGAACAATTGCTACGAAAGGACAAAGCAAAAGTTGATAAAGAGTTAGGAAGTGTTTCAAAAGAATTAGATAAAGCCAATGATGAAATCGATAACCTAAAAGCACAACAGGAGCAAATACAAGAACAAGCTAGAGAACGTGAACTTGATTTGAAAGATAAAAATAACGAATTATCTAAACGCTTAACAGCAATCACGAATAGACTTGATAAAGTGCTAGAGCAAAAAGAACGCTTGCAAGAGCGCATGCAAGAACGCATGGACAATAAAGCATTATCCAATGAAGAGCGAATTGAAAAGCTAATGGATGCGTTGCAAGAACGCATTGATGCGGTTCGTGCAATTCGTGATGGTGGATTTGGTACAATTCCAAAATACATGGAACGTGCTAAAAATGAATTAGGTGATTTGACATTATCTCAAGCTAGTCAGTATAAGAAATATCAAAATCAAGCCGTAAGAGATGGCAAGAAAGCAGATAGTGCATTGGCCGTTGGTAAAGTTGATGAAGCATTACATGCTAAACAATCTCAAATGCTTAATCAAGCAAGGGCAAGAGTAGCGTTTGAAAATTCAAAAGCTATCAAGAAACTACGCACTAAACTATTAGACCAACTAGGCAGAATGACACGCAGTCAAAATCCTATCGTGATTGAACCTAATATGCGATATTTTTATACGCATATGGCATATCAAATGGGATTGACTAAGTATGACGGATTAAAACCTGTTGATGGATTTGATATGATGGCAGTGATTAAAGCGTTAGATGCAGATGCTGACATCATGGGTGATAAGGAAGCGACTGTACAACTCGAACCATGGATATATGAAATGTTCGATGCTAAATCACCTAGAACGTTTAGTACTCTTAAAATGAGCGAACTCGAACAGTTAGAGGAACTCATGACAGGAATGTACAAGAGCGGTAGAACTCAATATGAGGGAAGTACGTTAATTGATGAAAAAGGGAATAACGTTACAATTGATGACGCTATATTCCAAATCATTGATAAGGCATCAGAAACATTTGGTAGAGATAATGGGAATGTATTCAATGAGTTAAACAACCGCAGCCGTGCAGATGCATTGTCTAACACATTGAATAACTTTAACTTATCATTGTTGAAAGCCGAAACATTCTTACGCAGATTGGATGGTGGAAAGAATGGCCCTGCAGTTAGATATATTTACGAGCCAATTAATAAAGCTACTCAGAAATTTAACGAGTACAAAGAAAAATCTATGTATAGATTGGCCAGAGATGTAAAAGCGGTATATTCCAAGAAACAACTATTTGATGTTCGTAATGATCATCTTTATAGCATAGGCGAATTACGCAACGTTACCAAAGAGCAAATTATCATGCTTGCTTTAAACTGGGGTACAGAAAAGAATAGACAACGTGCATTAGAAACTATTCAAAGTAATGAAGTAGAAATGGAGAGAGCGTTCCAAGAATACATGACGGATAAGGACTGGGAATTTGTTATCCGCACATGGGAACATATCAATTCATTCTATGAAGAGCGTAGCAAGGTTCAAGAAGAACTTTATGGAAACCCTTTAAAGAAAGAAAAAGGAATTACATTTACAATCGGTGGTAGAGAAATTCAAGGCCAATATTTCCCTATTGTGTACAATCCTAAAGTAAGTGCTAAAGTATCCGATTTCCAAACAGAGGATATAGCCAAGACAATGATTGCTAGTAATGCAATCTTTGGTACAGGTATGGGTGCTACTAAATCACGTTTGGATGTAGTTAAAGGTAAATCCTTAATGCTTGATTTCGATGTTATTCCTAATGCTATTACGGAAGCTATTAACCACGTTACTATGCGAAAAGCAGTAACCGATGTAAATAAGCTAGTTGGTAATAGCCGTTTCCAAGAATATATCGTTGATAAATTTGGTATGGAAACCTACCAATTCTTGCGAACATGGGTTAGGGATAACTGGAAAGATGAAGCGGCGAAACTTGATGCATGGGGCAGATTGGTAATGACACTTAAGAAAAATACCTCTACCGCAGTTATGGCTGGCCGTGTATCGGTAGCGTTACAAAATGCGTTAAATATTCCTGTAGCTATGTATCGTATCGGTGTAGGAAATACACTCAAAGCAATTAGTGATGCTGGTATTGGGTTCTATGGTGTAGGCACAGCCAAGTACAACACAACACGTGATTTTGTATTATCTCAATCTATATTCATGAGGGAACGTGTTCAAACTTTAGATAAGGATTTGAAACGAGGGCTATCCATTGAGGGTAAAGGATTACGCATAGGTGATACAAATGTTGGTGGTTATAAGGCTGAACAATTAGCTAATATCCGTGATGATATTAACCAAATGGGATTTAGACTGTTAACAGAAACTGATTTTGCCTTGTCTATTCCTATATGGAAATTTGCATACGATAACAAAGTACTAGAATTACAAAGTGTTGAGGGAGTAACGGCAGAATTTGTAGAACAGGAAGCTATTAGTGCTGGCGATAGAGCCGTAAGAGATATATTCGGTAGCGGCGATACAAAAGACAGTGCAGGCATCCAACGTTCAAGAAATGCACTCACTCAACTATTTGTACCGTTCTATTCCTACGCTAACACTTTGTACAATATCATTGCTGAGGGTAACTATGCACGGAAAGACCAAGGAAACTATGGACAATTCGTGCGTATGCTATGGTGGACTTTGACCGCACAAGCACTAGGCATGATGGTATACAAAGCCATGACAAATGGAGATGATGATAGCCCTGAAGATTTGGCGAAATCCTTTGGGGAAGAATTAGTATCACAAGCTACTATGGGTGTACCTATTGTGCGTGATATTTCCAACATGGCTATGAAATATATTCTAGGTGAAAAGGTATTCAATAAAGGGAATACAGTAATGGCCGCATCAATCGTTGAAAAACTATATGATGTAGGCAGTGCAATTGTATCGCCTAATAAAGGTGCTATAGATGTAGGTAGAAGCCTATCACAAGTATCTAACCGAATTACAGGGTTCAGTGATACTGCAACAGATGGACTATGGACATTAGCTAAATTTGCACTAACGGACACGGATGCAAAACTAGAAGATGTCATTATGGCTATCATGTTTGATAGACGATTGAAAGATAAAAAATCTAAAAAAGATAAACATTAATAAATAAGGACTACTCAATTATGGGTAGTCCTGTTTAATTAGAAAGGGGAACAAATATGATACCAGAGGTCAATAAACCTAGTGTAGTTTATCAATGTGATGGAGCGAACAAGAAATGGATATGGCCGTATGATTTCAATAGGGTTGAAGATATAGCCTTAATCATTGTTGATGCTGACGGCACAGAAAGCGTACAAACAGGCAATATCGATTATGACAAAGAAAACAAAACTTTAACATATCCTGCTGATGGTGATCCGTTAGACAATACTCACAAGATTATTCTTGAACGTAGAACACCAATCACTCAAGACACGGATTTGCCAGATGAGTATCCTTTCCAAAATATCGAACACATGACAGATAAGGTAACATTGATTTTGCAAGAAATGCAAGAGAAGATGAACAGGGCCTTATTAATTCGTGTAGGCAGCGATGATGATGCAACAACAGTTGCACGTAAAATTGTAGATACATCGACAAAGGCAGCAAATGATGCTATCAATGCATATGAAAAAATCAAAGCCGAAAGTGATGTTATCAATGCTAATGCAGAAACGATAAAAACATTAGGCGGTGAAATCACAGAATTAAGCCGTACAGTTGATGATAAATTAGCAAGTAGCAATACAGCACTTGATACATCTAGTGCTAATGTAACGAAAGCAGAAAAGCTAGTAGCAGATGCGAAAGCGTATGCAGGACAAACCACAGTTGATAAGCGTGATATTAATGAGTTAGTCAGTCAAGCACGTAATTTAAAAACCGACATTGATAATAAACAAACATCAATCTCAAGTAATGCTATTAAGGCAGCTGATGCGGCAAAACGTGCAGAAACGGCAGCTAATAAAGCAGAGCAAATCGCCTTACCTAATGGCGGTGGTTTAATCACTAAAACCGAAGCCGATACAAAGTTTATTCCTAAAGATAGCCTATATGGCATCGTATCTGTTAAAGACTTTGGAGCGGTTGGCGATGGTGTAGCAGATGATACGGCAGCGTTTAAACGTGCTAATGATAATCTTAAAAATAAGATACTATTAATTCCTAATGGCATCTACAAAGTAAATGAGCATGTTTCATTTGATACAGTAGATAGTGTTATGGATATGGGTACATACAACAATATTAAGCCGTTCTATCCTACTGAAACACCAATGTTAAAAGGGGCATCTAATATCGCCTTTGTTAAAAACATCCAATATGGTGATGAGGTCAACCAATGTCAAGGATTTACCTACAACGATAAAAAGAATGTGTTTGTGTTAGCTTGTATTAATAGCGATGGCACAAAGCAAAATATATATGAACTCAATCCAGATACATTTGAAATCGTAGGTACGTATAAGTTTAGCGACCAAGAACGAATGGGGCATTGTAACACCATGTGCTACAACAAATACACGAACAAAATTTATCTTGCCAATGGTTTGAAGAATGGTAATAACTTATCTGTATTTAATGCGGATACAATGACATTTGAAAAGACTATTACATTGGATGAGCGTGTATTTAATATTGGATATGATCCTATCACACGAACTTATGTGAGCATCGTACCAATTAGCGGTCAACAACGATTACGTGAAGTCAACTTGTATAATGATGATTTCAAGAAAATGAAAACGTATCAAATTGACTACCAATATGATGACTTTAACAACAATGGGGCATTAATGCTTAACGGATGCATCATGAGTGCAACGCTCGGTAGTTTAGTAGAATGCACACCATTTGGAACAGTTAAACAGATTATTGAGATTAACAGAACTACTGAAATCGAGGATATAGCATATTGCAATGGTAAATTCTATTTTGCGGTATTGACGATACAACCTAATAAACGACATAAGGTCGATATTTATGTTGGTGATCCAAACAGGGATTATGCAAATTCAATCAATACTGCACGATTAGCGAATCTTGACTACCTAAAACTTACTGGCGGTAATGTAAGCGGTTCTATTGTGCTTAACAACAATATATTGTTAGAGGGCAAAAAAACCGATGGACATGGTGTGCGTATTGGTAAAGTATCTACAGCTGATGCGGTGGAATTGGGAGACCCTACTGTTCCTGTATATTTGACAGGTACTACTTTGAAACACTATGACGGCACAGATAGTAGCACAGTATTAACTACCAAACATTATGACACCGCCATTTATAGCAAAACCAAAGCTGATGAAGTGTTTGTTAAAAAAGGTGATGCAGGTTCGTTTGGTTTTCCATACTCTAAATTAGATACCGCAACAGATTGGAATACACTCACAACGCAAGGGTGCTATGAAATTAATTTCGATGGTGGTGCTAACAATCCGCCACGAAGTCATAAGCAAGGTATGTTGATTGTCTTTAACTTTGGAGATGGCAAATTAATCGACCATACGTTACATACGTTAAATGGCGAAACTTATCATCGTACTTTCATGGCTAATAAATGGGGGAGCTGGGGAAGAGTACAAACATCGTTAAATAGCCGTGTTCAATTGTGGAGTAACAAAGGTACGATTGAGGTGGGTGTAAATGGCTAATATTACAATAAGTGGTGCTAGTACAGGATCATTTAATATGACTGATGAAATTCGAGATTTAGGGAATAGTAAATATTTAAAAGTTGCAATGAGCGACAAGTCTTATTACGCTAGGTTATCTACAGAAAAGCCATCTGATAATAATATGTTCGTAATCATTGATAATACCAAGTATTTTGTACAAGCCAATCCTATATTATTTGAGCCAATACATTATGAACATGGTTACGACAACTTTGAACAACGTTTTACTGTATGGCTACCAAAAGGGAAATATTTGGTTGAATTTAATACCACAAATACAACAACAGATACTTTCACAATACCAAGTGGTGTAAATGCTACGATTGTACATAACTATAGGAAAGGAAGTCCTGTTCTTTTATACGTAACAACTGAGGGTTGGGGAATATTTTCTAAAACAAGAGAAGCAGGGAGAAATAAAACTTGGTTTACATTATCAAGACAGGGAGATTAGTATGGTAGAAATCTTTATTCCAATATTTAACGAGGTGTTTAATGTGAGTGAAGCGGTACGCATATCATTGGCTATATTCACAACAGTTATTCTTGTGTTTATAGATACAGTATTACGAGTGCTGGTTGAAGCAAGGAATTACAACCTAGCAACAAAGAGAGAAGTTACAATTAAAAATACTATACTAGCTATCCTATGGAGAGGTTGGGCGGTAGTAGAAATTGACGGAAAACCTAAACGATTTTTAGTAAGTGGCAAGCTACGAGCGGATATGACTAAGAAATTAGTCAAATCCTATCCGTGGCTTTTTTTATTGTCATGTATATTGCTAACATTGCCTGATGTAGAAGGACCTGTAATAGGCAAGGTGGATGTATTTCTAAGCACGTTGATGTATTTGATACCTATATTTATCGAATTAGCATCGTGTGTAGAAAATATGATAGAACTCGAATTAGTAGAAACGAGGTGGTTCAAACGTGCGATAGGGCTATTTAAACAAGTGATTGATTTCGTTAAATCGGTAAAGGAAGCGATTAAATGAAGATTAACTATGAGGACATCATAACATTGATAGCATTATCCGCTGCACTAATCATGACTATTTACCTCGAACAAAGGGATTTAGCAAGTGCAATAGTCGGTGTGTTAGGTGGTTATATTGGTGGTGTTAAGCGTTCCCAATATATTAATGGGGGTAGTGTTGTTGAAAAAAAGGAGTTAGAAAAATGAATGAATTAGGGAGTTTAAGTGCAGTATATGAAAGTAATGGCGACCCTGCTTGTGTTTCAAGTGGGGTTAATGATGCAGGTGGTATTTCCTATGGCACATATCAATTAGCTAGTAATTGTGGTAGCGTTGATGAATTTCTGGGTTGGGGATTACGGCAAGGCGGATTTTATACAGACTACGCAAGAGCATTGGTAGATAGTGGCGAAATCAATCGTGATGAGTTTATCGACCAATGGAAAGAACTCGGAACGATTGATAGACAAGGGTTTGCACAGATGCAACATGACTACATCAAGGCTAAATATTATGATGTAGCGTGTAAATTGTTACAAGATAACCTGTTCCATGTAGATAAACACTCCGACACATTGAAAGATGTGATATGGAGTAGAACAGTACAATATGGTGTAGGCAATATCATTGACATGTTCAACGATGCATTGAAGTTAATGGAAAAGGCCTTGAATTTAGAATTGCCTAACCTATCCTACGTAGATGATAAACGCTTTGACTATGACATCATCGCTTGTATCTATGATGTATGTATGACTACTACATGGAATAATAGTGCGTTACGTGATAACTTGAATGAACGTTTCGCCGATGAAAAGTTTAGAGCGTTGGAAATGCTACAAAATGAATTAAATGAGGTGTAAGCCATGTTAATTAGTAAGTTGGTACAAACTATCAAGGAACACTACAAAATAGCCGTAGCGATTGCCCTATGCGTTTTTATCGCTATTGTAGGTGTAGTAATATATCATCACAAACAAAAAGAATTAGAAAAGCCTGTTGTAATTACACAAGAGCAGGCTGAATCACCTACAGAATTGTCAAAAGCAATTCATGTTACTGAACAGGAAGCACAGGAAGTAATTTCCAAAAAGGAAAGAACTCAACCGATAGCGACATATTACACGCAAGCACCAACAGTTGAAGTTGCAGCAGAACAGGTAAAACAGGATATTGCACATAGCAACCCTAATGTACCTAAAGCTGTTACTGAAAAATCTGATAGAACCGCAGTAGTTGCTAACACCAATGAACAAAAAGTCGATGTTTACAAAATCAATCTAAACAAAGTGCATAAGATAAAAGCTGGTGTTACTTTGATAGATAATAAAGCCTATGAAACCATAGGCTATCAAGCAGGTAAATTTGAAGTGTTAACACATTTCAATGGACAACATTTAGAGGGCGCTAGCGCACTTTACACAGTAAAGGAATGGTGATCTAAATATCTCCGAGTTGCACGGATTGCAACAATCAACTGTTAATTGACAGTTGGAAAGCATTACTTTATAACTGAAAGGAATAACACAATGGCACAAGTATTTACATTTGAAGGAAAAACACATCAATTCGCAGAAGATATTCAACCAAACAAAGAGGGGTTATATATGGCCACCTTGAAAGACGGCGATAACGTAACGTGTGAAATGTGGTTTGTAAACGGCGAACTACACCGATTAATTGAATTAGACTAAACGTATTAGAGGGTAGCGTAATTGCTACCCTCTTTTTTTGTTTCGTCAAATATTCGTCAAATTCTAATTGTAAAATATGGTAAAATATGAGAAGTAATATTTACCGCAACTAAGATTGATTGTAAGTATAACAATAATTGTGAAAGAATTGATAATTCACAGTAAATTGGAGTATAATATATTGATATGTTATGACCATGGAGGAGAAAAACATGAAACGGGTTTTA